TCGTGAAAGGCTGAAGTCGGTCGCCTTGAGCCATTGATCGTAGCCGGTCGCACGTCCGCTTATGCCCCTGCGTGCTCGAAACCAGCCGTTCCGTTCACAGCCAGGAGCAGCCATTCGGAATGCAATTCGCCCGGGTCCGTTCTGGGTCGGAAGCGGTCGCCCCGTGGTGCAAATTTCTTGAAGTCGCCGAAGGTCGTGTTAGTCCCGATGCCGTGGTCGGCGTTGCGAAAGCCGCGCGAAGAACATCCGCTAGAACCGCCAGGGCGAACGTGGATCATGCGGCGCCGGGCGTGAAAACAAAGCCAAGGCAGCGTCGCTGATCCGCATAGGCGGCCGCGCGAACAAGCTATTGGCGGCCAATCTGAGAGCATCGACCTGATCGTCATGCTGGCCAAGCGGGAAGCTCGCCAGTTCGTCGGTGAAAGTCGGGTTCCACGGCGCCCTGAGCATGGCCACGCGGCCGATGTTGCACTGGCTGGCCACCGGATCAGCGCGCGTCGCCTTGTCGCCGCTCATGCGCTCAAAGCGTACCCTGAAGCCGGTCAGCAAGGACGCATAGCTGACCGACTGATCCACGCCAGCCTGGCCGGGATCGAGTGGAATCCGGATCTGGGTCTTGTGACCGTCAGCGTCGGCGACGCGGCGCACAGTGGCGCGGACCACCTCCGGCGGCCCCCGGAAGCGCACCACATCGGTGACCACGTAGAGGTCGCTCCGATGCTCCGGACGGCAACGGGCGAGCTTGACGCCGCAGGTCCAGTCGCCCTTGACGGTGGAGGCGAGGTCCCATGCACGCACCTCTTGGATGACCGGCGGCGAGACATCGAGCACGGGCATCTTGGCGGGATTGAACAGCGCGCCATCGGGCGGGCGGGGTCGTCCCTGATACAGTGCCGCCCAATCGCGACTGCGGCCTTCACGCTCACAGGCAGCCTGGATTTCCAGCAGTCGGGCGCCATAGCCGTATTGGTCATCGGACCACAGCGGTTCGCCGATCTGGCGTCCAAGCGGATCGTTGTCGCTGTCGGCGATGGCGGGAAGGCGGAGCACGCGCCATTCGCCTTGCTGAAGACGCAGGATACGGCCCATGAGATCGTCCTCATGGAACGGTGTGGCGATCAGGACAATGGCGCCATCCGGCGTTAAGCGCGTCGTGAGATCGTTGGTGAACCAGTCCCATGTTGATTCACGCAAGGTCTCGCTCTCGGCATCGGCGCGAGAGCGGATGGGATCATCGATCAGCACGATATTGGCGCGGAAGCCGAGAATGGCGCTGCCGACGCCGGCCGCGAGATAGCCGCAGTGGTTGTCGGTATACCAGCGGCCTCTCGCATCGTTGGACAGGCGATAGCCGAGCGTCTCGCTGTGCTCGCGGATAATGCGCTGGACGAAGGCGCTGTTGGTCTCCGCCAGCTCTTGCGTGTGGGAAACCGCGATGATGCTGCTGCGCGGGCGGAAGGCAAAGAGCCACGCGGGGAACAGGCGGCTTGCGTAAGTGGTTTTCGCGCTGCCGGGAGGTGCCAGGATCATCAGGCGCTTGGTGCGGCCCTGCGCCACGCTCTGCAGTTCGCCGACGATCAGGCGATGATGCTGCGCTGGCGTCTCGCCGCCGGGCGATAGGGCTTCGACACAGAACGGCAGGAAGGCGCTACGGCACTGGCGCTGCCATTGGAGCTGCTCGAGGTCGAGAAGCTGACGCTCATCCGCTGCAATGGTGTCACTCACAATTAGCCGCCTCCCGCTCGCAGGCAATCACGTCTTTCTGCGCTGCGACCTTTGGATCGCCACCAAGCTCGATCAGGGCTTCATCGACAATCTCAGCCGCCCAGACTTCGGCATCTTCCCGCCGCCAACCGGCACGGCTCAAGGCAAAGGCGACGAAGGCAGCGGGTATTCACACTTCCACAGAGCGTCGAGCCGCTCGCTCTCCTGATCCCAGTCAACGCCATCAAGCGCACGCAATGCGTCCCAGGCTGCCGGCCAGTCCGCAACGTCGCTCATGTGCTGTTCTTCCCACGCACCAAGAGGTCACGCACCGTGGAAGTATACCAGATGCCGCCGCGCGCTGAGCGGATACCGCGGGTGTTGAGCGCTTCGGCAAGCTGGCGCAGCGTCGTGAGCCCGGACGTCTGCATCTGACGGACGATCGGCAGCACGTTCCGTGCATGCCTGTCCGCGGCCTCAGAGCCCCTCTCGCGACCTTTTGCCTGTGCCTGGGCAAGATTGGTGCGGTTGCCCAAGAGGACGCCCTGTGCCTTCCTGGCGGCCAGCGCGACCCTGGTCCGTTCGCTGATCAGCGCGCGTTCCTTCTCTGCCAGCGCGGCGTAGATGTGCAGCATGAACGGATCGGCATCGGCGCCCAGCTCGGCCACGATGAAGGCCACCTTCTGCGCCATCAGACCGGAGATGAAGGCCACGTCGCGGGACAGGCGATCGAGCTTCGCCACGCAGATTGATGCCTTTGCCTTTCTCGCCTGTGCCAGCGCTTCGCGAAGCTTGGGCCGGCGGTCGAGAGCATCGGCGCCCTTTCCGGTCTCGACTTCGATGAGCTCGGATATCAGGTCGAGGCCTTCGGCCGCGGCAAAGCGGGCGACAGCTTCACGCTGCGCCTCAATCCCGAGACCGGATTTGGCCTGTCCAGTAGTGGAGACCCGCAGATAGGCGACAAGCTTCGGCATGACGGTCCCCCTGTGCGAACAATATACGAGCGTATACGGTTCGTACAAACCCGACCGCTATGCAGGCAACGGATGTCAGGACTGTGCTGTGGACGTTTCGACCGATTCGACCGGTTCAGCGGTGGCTTCGATCTGCATGGGCAGAACTGAGCGAGCCAGTGCGATTTTCGCTCGCAGAGATTCGATCTCAGCAGCAACAGCAGCATCCGACTTGTCAGTAATAGAATGGCGCACATTGACGTCGGTCGCGTTTAGGCGCGCATGCACATACGGCGCGGCTTCCTTGGCTGCCGATAAGGCGCCATCGAGATCGCCATTGCCCAGCCTTGCCTCCATCACCGCATACATGACCTGCAGCGGTGTGCACCTCGGCTCACCGGCCATAGCGATTTCAAATGCTTGTCGCGCAGTTTCCCGTGCCACGACGGCTTTGTTTCTGGTGCCTTTGACCCTGCCGCCGGTCTTGCTTCTGCCTTTCTGGAACGGCAACTCCTGCTCCACCCTTACAACCGCAGCCAATCTATTCCATTCTACCCCACATTCTAGCGGTCGTTCTATTTATTGCGTCCCACATGGAGCGGACAGCAATGGCAAAAGCCTTGTTCCGCGAGCCCGGCTTTCGTCCGCCAATCTTGGGTGTCCCAGCGCAAACTTCGGCATCCCACTAACCTCACTAATCGTGACCAGTAAGCCCGCCCCTACACGGGGTGAATCCGCCTCCGTCCCACGTCGAATCCTGTCGCGTGCATTCCGCCTTGTGTCGTGATTACCGATTGAACTGCGCTTCGCAGCGCAACCAAAGGCAGTAATAACTGGAAAAGAACGAGCAGTTTCCACCCCCCGTCGGAAACCACTGCGGAAACACATAATTCGGCTCCAAAGCGGGAAACTCCGGAAACAGCGGGATATTGGCTGGAAACTAACCGGAAACTGGCCGGAAACTCGGAGTTGGTCGGCCCCGGAAACTACTCCGCGCGCGCCTATAGGACGCGCCGGAGTTTCCGGACCGAGCGTAACGATACCCGCTCCAGTTTCGGATTTGGGGCAGCAGACATCAGTAACGCTGCGAGAGGTCATTGACGCGCTCGCGATCGACGCCGATCAGGTCAGCTTCGATCAGTTTGAGCTTAGCTGTCCGCAGCTTGGCCCGTTTGTCGTGACGGATCTCGTGTGGCTCCGATGGATCGACCGGCTCAAGCAGCCCCATTCGGATGCATTCCGACTCCCAAGCGAACATGGCGGTTTGTCCCGGTCCGGTAGGATTCGCCGCTATAGCGTTGATCAACGCGGCGTGGAACTTAAGCACCCACGGCTGAAGTTTGCTGCCGGGTTTCTTCCGGTGGGCGGATTCGCCGTCGGCTGACCCGCCCGTCCATCGCCCCTCGCTCAACCGGATAATCTGCGGGGCGAACTCGTCCCAGTTGGCCGGGGTCCGCCGGCGCGCCTTACCGGGGTGGTCGAAGGACAGTTTGAAGCCGGTTTCGCCCGGCGCGCGCTGTTCCTCCTCCAGCGGAGTCATTATGCCCACGACATCGAACCGCCACGCCTTGGTGGCGGTGCCATATTGGCGCTCGGTGTTATGTCCGGTGTGATCGAGCCAGACTTGGCCGATGTGCTGCTTTGTGAGCCATTGTACGAGGGGCAGCACGGGAATCCATGTCTCTTCTTCTTTCTGCACTCCGCTTAGCAGGGCTTGGACATTGTCGAGAATGACGACGTCGGGCTTGACTGCGCCGCAGAGCCGCTTGAAGAAATCCTGACCAGCTTCGGTGTTGAGCGGTTCGAACATGCCCAGCATGGGCCACTTCTCGGCTATCCCCTCCATGTCTTCCAACGAAAACACCATCAAGTTGTTCACGAGGTCGGTGCGGCTTTCGGCGCATTCGATGGCTAGCCGAACCCGGTCGATCAGGAGATCCGCGGGCATCTCTCCATCGATGTAGAGAACGCGAGCCGGGCGGTGTGAGCGCCAGTGCAGGAACCCGATTCCGAGCGCCATCCGGATCGCGAGGGCGAGACCGAGAAGCGTCTTGCCCAAGCCGGTGCGGCCGACGATGAAGGCGCGGGTGGTGGTGGTGATGAGGTCGCCGAGGAGCCGCGTGACCGGAGCCGTCGTCCGATTCAGCCACGCATTCGCGGAGAGGGTATCGGCCAAGCCCTCGTAAGGGTTAGATTCGGGCTCGGGTTCCTGAATCCGCGCGCTCAGCCACTCTTCCGCCTCGCTCTCGTCGATGTCGGTTTCAACGTCCGCCGCGTCGTACCCCTCGGGCAGATCGTCCACCCGCACCACCTTGGTTGCGGCTGGAAGTTTGGGCAGCATCCGGCGCATAGCATTGAGACCGGAGGCGTCAGCGTCCGGCCAGACGATTACTGTCCGACCGGCGAGCGGACCCAGGTCGGCCTGCTCGACCTGACCGGTGCCGCCGAACCATGACAGGCAGGCATAATCGGGGAACTGGCGTTGCGCCGCATCGGCCGACTTCTCACCCTCGCAGAGCAGGACGATGGCGCTCAGCATGGTGGTGAGCTTGTTCAACCCGTACAACGGGCGCGGCGAATCAGGCGGTTTCTTGTGCCATCCGCACACCCCATTGAGCACGCCATAGGTGATCGGAATGAACTGCTTGCGTTTGTCTCCGCGCGCCTCAATCCGACCGACGTAGTGTGTTTCGCGGTCGGCAAGTGACGTGTAGCGATGCACTACGTCAAAGCTCTTCTGCATCGCGTCAGGCAGCCTGCCCGCGTCGGGAGGCGGCGGGATCATCGGAGTCCACTGTTCGCCGCCCTCATTGGAGTTGCCGTTGGGTTTCGTCTGGGACCGGCTGCTGTAGATGCCGAGCTTTGCACCTAGCTCCTTCGCGGCGTCCACGCGATTTCGGTGACAGTATTTTGCCGCATAGAGGCCGATCACGTCACCGCCGCGCTCACCAAGTCCATTGAACTCGGCCCATTCCCCGCTCTGCATGTTGACGCTGAAGCTTTCGCCGGGTTCACCGTTGATCGAGCCGATACGCCATTCATGCCCGGTCCTCTTGCCGTGCGGGAACCAGTCGCGAAGTAGGGACGGCAATTGCGCCAGTGCAGCCGCGTTGATCTCATCAAAGGGAATGCTCATGGCGCTTCCCCTGGCACGATGTGTCGACCGGTACCGGCGAGGTTGGGCAGGGCACGTTGTCTTTCGGGACGAAGGAAGCGCGTCACCGGTGGACCCATGTGGCCGGGCAGCCAGGTGATCCAGGCGTTGGTCCAGCGTCCGCCGCCGCTGCTCCCTTCGATCCACAAAGGCCGCCAGCAGCAGCTCAGGATGTCTGCGGCGCGGTTGAATGCGCTGGCCCGGCCGGCTGTCGCCAGCGCGTCCCAGCGCACCAGCAGCACGAGCCCGGTGAGCTTGCCCGTATCGAGCAACTGCAGGCCGCGGGCGAGGAAGCGGTTCAGTCGGGCGAATGGCGGGTTGGTGATCGCGATCAGCCCGTGTTGCGGCGGGTCGTCGTGAAGGAAATCGCGGCGCTCAATATCCGGCCTGCGCGGTTCGATATCGGATGCGAGCACGACGCGCCCCGCAGCGCGCATGGCATAGGCGACGCGGCCATCACCGGCCGCGCACTCCCACACGGGAGCAGGCGGCAGCGTGCGCAACACCTGTTCGATCAGTGCTGCGATTAAGCACTGGGTCGTGGCCCAGTAGTCGGTGCCGGGGCGCACAGGTTGCGGACGGAGTGATGCTGGATCTCGCGATTTGCGGGCTCGTAGCGGCAGCGCCTCGTTCACGCCGCACCTCCGATCACGGTGTCTTCGTCGGTGCCAGCGAGGATCTTCAGGTGCGCCTCACGCGCGCCGCGGACGTGCACCGTGATTTCGTCGACGATCAGCCCGCTCGGGAATTGCACGGACGCGAAACTAGGCAGCGCGCCGAGCTCAAGAGCTGTCCAGCCGAGCAAATGCGCGCGCCACGGCATCTGCGAGGCCGCCTTGTGGGTGGGCGCTTCGGACATTGGCACGCACTCCGGTCAGGCCGGGTAGTGCGGCGAAGGGGAGTGGGCTATAGACCGGCTTGCCAACGGTTGCCTGATCCATAGTCCTCCTCGTGCGCACCGCACGGTTGATTGTGGATCAGGCTTCGGCTGTGACAGTCTCTCCCCCGACATTTGGATTCTTGCTGCGGCGCTTTGTCCGGCGGTCTATTCCCGGACGGGACTTCGCTCGTGCTGCGGCCTCGGCCGCCAGCTTGGCCGCGATCGCTTCGCGCAGCGCCTGGTGCTGCTGATCAGTCAGTTGCAGCCGTTCGCGCATGACCGGGTCCGGAACGAGTATCAAACCGCCTAGCCTTATGTGCTTGTCCCGGAGATCGCCGTCCGCGCACTCGTCATACACATGCGCCGGCGTGCAATCGTGCGCGACGGCCACGGCGTCGACCCGCCACGGCGAACCCGGGATAGGGGCATCCCCACGTGAAGCCATTGAAAGGTCTCCTGGTCGTTAAGGAGATCGTAACCCGTCTCTATATGTTGACAAAGGACTATTGAGAGACGACTATGGAACCGCTAATGTCCTGGCCTGTTTTCAACGGGAGGGGCTAAATTCAATGGAGACGTGGACGCGCTGGCCCTACGTGACGGCCACGTCGGAACTACTAGTGCTCGTTGAACGTCACCCCGGGGCGCTGCACCTTCCCGTGGTCACCCGTGAACCTGGCTTGATGCTGCACCCCGGGCGCCGGGGCATCTCTTATCTCCTTGCGCCGCACGAGGCATGCTGGCGCTCCTTCGGCGAGATCCTGGCGCCGGATGTTCGTTTCCCCCCGTCGCCGCTTTATCAGCTTAATCAGCTTATCGACGAAGCGCAGTTGCTGCGTTTCGTTCGCCATTACGGTCCGCTGTTTGTAATCGACGGCAATAGCGAACCGTTCACCGAGACCATGGCGATGATGGCCGTGATCCTTCGCGAACTCGCCCTGCACTGGGATCGTCCGGAGAGTCCGAAAGAACTGTCTCGCCGTCTGCCGGACACCGAAGTGCCGGTCACAAGTCGCGAGCAGATCTTTTCTGCCAACGTCTACCTTACGCACTCGGCGGATCTGGGGCAGCCCCCCTCGCTTTTGCGCTTCATGTTCAAATCGGCATTGCGGCATATCCAGCAGGATATGCCGATGACGCGCTGCCGCGCGTGCGGCATGTGGATCGCACTGACTCGATCTGACCGCCAATTCTGTGACGGCGCGTGCCGTCAGGCCAAAAACGTCGGCAAAGCGATGCGCGGCCGACGCCAGTCGGTGGGAGGAAACTGACGATGGCAAGTGTTCACCGTGACGGTGGCCGCTGGCGCGCGATGTGGCGTGTCTGGCTCGGCGATCGGCACGCACAGCGCAGCAGGAGCTTCGCCTCCCGCCGCGAGGCGCAAGTGCACGCTGACGAGATGGAACGGCTCTACGAACAACGCGGGGTCGTGGCGCCAGCCGAGCAGACGGTGACGGAGTTCATCGCCCGCTATCTGCACTGGCGCGAGCAGCAATTGGCCAAGAGCACGCTGGCAGGATACCGGCGGAATCTCGACTACCTGCTGCGCCATGTCGGCGCCGTGCCGCTGCGCCGGCTCACGCCGGAAACGCTCGACATCGCCTATGTCACCCTGCGCGAGAGCGGCGGAAAAGACGACCGCCCGCTGCATCCGCGCACGGTGCTCCACATCCACCGCGCCGCGCACACCGCCTTCGTGCAGGCGGTGAAGTGGCGGCTGCTCATCGTCAATCCGGCCGCGCAGGCAACGCCGCCGAAGGTGCCGCCCATGCGCGCCATCGCGCCCACCATGGAGCAGGTCGAGCGGCTAATCGCGGCCGCAGGGGATCGCGACCCGTGGCCCCAGCTCCTGATTCTCGCGGTCTCGACTGGGCTGCGGCGCGGCGAGCTGCTCGGCCTGCCCTGGCGGAACATCGATCTGGACGCCGGCTGGCTGACGGTCGAGCAGGTCTGCGAACAGGCCGGCCGGGAGTTCGGCCTACGCCCCCTGCCGAAGACCAAGAGATCGCAGCGCCGGATCGGACTCGCCCCCGATGTCTGCACGATGCTGCGCGCCTGGCGCGCCCGCCTGACGGAGCAGGCGCTCAAACTCGGGCTCGGATGGCGGGAGGATGCCCTGGTGTTTCCGGATCTCCGGGACGGCAGCGTGGCGGCACCCTACGCGCCGGATGTCATCTCAGGATATGCGGCCTCCCTGAAGCGCCGCGCCGCCCTTCCGGCGGGCGTCCAGGCCCTGCACGGGCTGCGACATCGCCACGCCAGCAGTCTGATGCACCTGCCCCTCAAGCTCGTCAGCGACCGGCTTGGCCACAGCAGCGTGCGAATCACCGCCGATCTCTACCAGCACGGGGACGACGCTGCCGCTCGTCAGATCGCCGACGCGGCGGGAACCGCGTTCGGCACGCTGGTGCAGCTGGCGGAGCGTCCCGCTCGCGCAACGATGGCGCAACGCCGGCGCAACAGGAATTCGACGCCCCCAGGTTGACGCCGCGGAAACGAAACCGTGCGCTTGAAAATAAGCTAAGCCTTTTCGGGAGGTTGTATTGAAACCGCGCCGCCGCGTTGAAACGGAAATACCAATTCACCCATCTCGAAAACCGTTGTACCCCTCGCGGGTACCCAGGGTTCGAATCCCTGCCTCTCCGCCACTGGCTTCGGGACGGCTGAAACGGCCGTCGACTATCAGCTGCCGCTCAAAGCCTTTCGCCGCGTCCTGGCGCGGACGGCTCGGTAAGCGTCAGCCGCGACGATGCCCTGAGCTGTTCGGCATGTTTGACGACAACGGCGGTTCGCTCGCGCAGCACCGCATCGATGTCCGGTTGGTTGAGGGCAACGGCGATTTTGACAAAACCGTCCGGGGTGCCGATCCGTAACTTCTCCTCCAGCCTGCTGCCGACCGAAGGGCCGGTTTCAATGCCGAAGATAGCCCCGCCGGCGCCTCGCACCACGTGCCCGAATTTGCCCTCTGCCTCTGCCAAGCTGGTCATGGTCCGCGCCTCCCAAACCAGGGTAGCCTGCCGTCTCTTGGCGGCAGGCGCGCTCTTCCGACGGCCACCGCCGTCTCGCGGACCTTACGCTTGCCGGAGACCCGGTTCAATATGTCATGCGAGTGCCGGCGGCGACCACGGTCCGACTGCGCCGCTGCCAGTCTTCGAGCCGCCGGTCCGCCGCGCCGCGGGCGCGGTCGGCTCAGACATAGCCTCCCCCGTCGCCGCGCTCGTCCCACACTCGGCGACCCCGATTTGTGGCGTTCAGCCAGGTTGCCGTGTCTGCATCGCGTGCATCGGCGGGTATGTCGGGTCGCACAGCGTGCGCAGGGGCCGACGCGGTCCGCCAGATGCACCGGGTCCCTTGCCAGACTTCGATGGCCGAGGCGATCTCGGGAAGCGACCCCACGCGACTTCGCGCGTCAGCGTCAGTGACGGCGATCAGGGTGCCCGCCTTGAAGATCCGGTCATCCTGATCGAGCAGATAAATACGATAGTTCGGCATGGTCGTCCCGTTGGCAAC